TCCAACTGCTAATACTGACGCAGCTACTAAATCATATGTTGACACTCAGGTAGGTAATGTTGTATCGGACTTCACTATCAGTGATGGAACAGACTCAGATGTATTTACTACTGGTCAGACATTAACGTTTGACGGTGGAACAGGTATAACTTCAACAGTAACAGATAACCAAGTTAGTCTCGCCATCACTAACACAGGTGTGACCGCCGCCACCTATGGTACTACTACTGCAATTCCTGCGATCACTATAAACGCACAAGGTCAAATTACTTCTGCAACTACTAACTCGATCTCAACTACTCTGGCAGTTGCAGTAGATAATGCTGGTGCCGCTGGAGACTCTTCTGGTACAATCGCATTAGGTTCTGATACATTAACGTTTGTTGGTGATTCATCTCAAGGTATTGAAGTCTCTTTCAATAATGAAGATAAGAAACTTACTATTTCAAGCGAAGATGCAACAGTAACTAATAAGGGTGTTGCAAGTTTTGCTACGGCAGACTTTGGAGTTTCGAGTGGTGAGGTAACTATTAAGGCTGGTGGTGTATCGAATACACAACTTGCTGGTTCTATTGCAAACGGCAAACTGACAAATAGTTCATTAACCGTTACTGCGGGTGACGGTCTTGGTGGTGGTGGTTCAGTAGCACTTGGTAGTTCAGTATCTCTTAATGTAAACGTAGATGACTCTACTATTGAGACAAATGCCGATACACTCCGTGTTAAAGACAGTGGTATTACTAACGCTAAACTTGCAAACGACAGTCTCACAATTGGTACTACTGAAATTGCACTTGGTGCATCATCCACAGTACTTGCTGGTTTAACTCAGATCGATGTCGATAATATCCGAATCAAGGATAACACAATCAGTACAACTGATGCTGGTGACACGACACTTTTCATAAATCCCAACCCTGTTGGTGATTCTGGTACAGTTATTATCCAAGGTGACTTGACGGTTCGTGGTACTACAACAACCATCAACTCCACAGAAGTTACTATCAATGACTTGACACTTGGTCTTGCAGATAGCGCTGATAATGCTGCAGCTGCAGATGGTGCTGGTCTTATCGTTGGTTCCGGATCATTCTCAGGTGGAACCCGTCCAACGTTCTTGTATGAAGCATCTGGTGACAAGTGGATAGCTAACAAAACCCTTGACGCAACTATCCTTGGTATGTCCGAGACGATCGATGACCGTGTATCAAGTCTATTGTTGGCTGGTGAAGGAATCGACCTTACCTATGATGATAATGGTGGTTCATTAACTGTTACCGCAGAAACTGCGACTGATACCAATCTAGGTGTTGCGAAGTTCCCAACTGCGAACTTTACGTTAACATCCGGATCTGTTGCGATCAGTACAATTGACGGTGGAACATACTCATAAATAAGTGTACCGACTCCCTTCGGGGAGTCTAAACTTATAATTATTCGGAGATAGGTCTTGAGTACAACTATTAAACATAAGAAGAGCACGGTCAAGGGCGTTGCGCCTGGCACCAGTGATCTCGTTCTAGGTGAAATTGCGATAAATACCAACGAAGGTATAATTTATATAAAGACCGAAGACTCTAGTAGTGCGGTAGATATCATAGATTTTAATCAACTCAGAGTATATAACTCTTCGGGTACAAGGATCAATTAATGGCCAGTCCAAATTCTAGACAAGAGATGATCGATTACTGCTTGCGTAGTTTGGGTTCACCCGTGATCGAAATAAACTGTGATGACGAACAAATCGAAGATCGTGTCGATGAAGCTATGCAATGGTTCCGTGAGAATCACCCAGACGGATCTCGTAGACACTACATGTCATTCGCCTTAACACAAGACGATATAGACAACGGTTACGTTGATCTGGCGGACGATAGTATCACTACTGTTGTACGTGTATTCCCAATCAATACTGTTTCTCAATCAACAAATTTCTTTGACATCAAATATCAAATGATGTTGAATGACGTGACCGACCTAAATAACTTTGCCGGTGATATCGCATACTACGAACAAATGCAACAACATCTATCGTTACTCGACATGAAACTGACGGGTATTCCAGAGATGACACATGACCGACAAGGTAATCGTCTGTACTTCTATGTGAGTAGTGAGAAACTTTCGGTCGGTGATAATATTGTATGTGAAGTTTACGGGATACGAACTCCCGATTCTACTACAGAATACAATTCATTGTGGAACCATAAGTTCCTTAAAGAGTATACCACAAGTCTCATTAAAAGGCAATGGGGAACTAACCTATTAAAGTTTGATGGTATGACCTTGCCTGGCGGTGTTCAGATCAACGGACGTTCTATCTTTGAGGACGCGAATAACGAGATCGAACAAATTAAAGTTAGGTTTAGGGAAGAGGAAGATGTAGGCCCTATCTTCTTCGTAGGATAACATGGCAACAAATCCATATATAAGTAAAAAGGTACGTTCAGAACAACACCTATATGAAGACATCGTAATCGAGTCTTTAAAGTTCTATGGTGAGGACGTATACTATCTCCCACGTGAGATTGTCAACAAGGATAAGATCTTTGGTGACGACATTCCCTCACGTTTTTCTGACGCCTACAAGATTGAGATGTACATCGAAAACCAAGAAGGTTTTGATGGAGAGGGAGACCTGTTCACTAAATTCGGTATTGAGTTACGTGACCAAGCAACCTTTGTTGTCGCACGTAGACGTTGGAAGAAGATGGTGGGTGACAATCTGGCTGAGAACGGTTTCCGTCCTCGTGAGGGTGATGTCATCTATCTACCTATGTCGGAGTCTATGTTCGAAGTTCTCAAGGTAGAGACTGAGACGCCATTCTATCAGTTGAGTAACCTACCTACATTCCGTATGCAGTGTGAGTTATTCGAATACAGCGATGAAGACTTTGATACTGATATTGCATCTATTGATGCGGTAGAGTATGAAGGTGCGTTCCAGTATAAAGTTACAATGAATACAAGTGATCAGAATCTTCCTTCGTTGACACCAGTACTGGACGATCAAGGTAGAATCAGTGAAGTTACGGTCAATTCATCGGGATCTGGTTATACCTCCGCACCTGTATTGAATTTCCCTGTTATCTCGAATCAGTCAGTATTTGGCGCATCATCTTTCCACGCATTCCTTGGTCACGGCGACGAAAGACAGTATCTATTGTCTAGTAATATTGGTACGGTAGAACTATTCTTTAAGGTTAGAAATCTACCTACAAGTGGTCAACAAGCATTGTTGTACACAGGCGGAAATGACTTGAAGTCACAACAAGTGATCGGTGTTAATCAGTCGGGTAATGTCGTCTATTCTTATAATGATAATGACGGACAAGGTCAGAAAGAATTAAGCGGAACTTCCGTCTCTATATCTGGTTGGAACCACTTCTTATTTGGTGTTGATAATGACAGTGCCGGTGGAGATCCTAAACGAGTATATGCGTACCTAAATGGTACAGAACTTTTGGATTCGGTTTCACCTGTCTCGCATGACCTTATCAATGGTACTGGATATGCGGTCGGTGGTTTGGCTGCACGTATTGCAGACAGTATCGAATATGGAATCTTTGATGGTTATATCGATGAGTTCCGTGGCTTAGCGGGTAATCGTGCAACTATTCTGGATAGCCGACTCGACAGTAACTCAGAATTGATAGTCCCAACATCTCCGTATGATAGTGATGTTAATACTGCTAAGATTAATAGTGCTGACGGTACTAACGCTGTATTGACTGCGGTACTGTCCAACGGTGGTGTCGGTTCTGTCGATATCGTTAATGCTGGTTTACATTACACTTCTGTCCCAACAATAACTATAGACGCACCTACCGATGGTGGTCAGTTCGTTGTCGGTGAAACTGTAACTCAGACCAACTCTGAATACACAATCAAAGGTGAAGTTACTAGATGGAATGATAGTGATCGTATATTACAACTTGCTCATGTTGGTAGTACAGACGGAAAATATCGTACATTCACTGACACTACACCAATAGTCGGAGTATCGTCCGAAGCAGAGTGGGTTCCGAAACTTGTAGAAGAACTACAAGAAATTCAACAGACAGCCCAAAATAAAATATTTGATGATTTTGAGTCAGACTTCTTAGACTTCTCAGAATCCAATCCATTTGGAGATTTGTTCTAATGTTTGGATCTTGGTTTTATAACAAGAGAGTTCGTACTGCCGTATCGGTATTCGGTTCTATTTTTAACAATCTTCACGTGTTGCGACAGAACTCTGCTGGAGAGACTATATCTCAAGTTAAAGTTCCTTTATCATATGCACCCAAGAGATCCTTTATAGAACGTCTTGCGGAAATGCAAAAGGGTGAGGACGCAGAACGTAGGGTGGCCATCAAGTTACCACGTATGTCGTTCGAGATAACTAACTTGGTGTATGATGCAGAGAGGCAGTTACCCAAGGTAAACCAGTTCACCAGATCCGTAACTGACGTTACTAAGAAGAAGAAATTCTATACATCTGTTCCTTACACAATGGGGTTTCAATTGAACGTATATGCAAAGTCTCAGGATGATGCGTTACAGATAGTCGAACAGGTTATACCTTATTTCAATCCGCAGTATACTTTGTCGGTAAAACCATTTACTGATTACGCAGAGATTGTTGAGGATGTGCCGATTATACTTAATGGTATTTCTTTCTCAGATGACTTCGAGGGATCGGTAGGACAAAGACGTACTATCATATACACTCTGGACTTTGAAATGAAGATGTCATTCTATGGCCCAGACAAAGATTCATCTATCATCCGTGAAGTGGACGCAAACTTCTTCTTAAAAGAAGAGGGTTTCAACGACAGTGACCTATTTGTCGAAAGACTAAATATAACACCAAGTCCCACTAATGTGTCACCAGATAGTGACTACGGGTTTAATGAACTACTGTATGATATCGAGAAATAATGGCTGATGATAAGAATGTTAACACGGATTATGAGTACTCTCGCGATACCTACTACGAGTTAATCGAGAAGGGTAGAGAGTCGTTAGAACTCATGATTGAAGTGGCACGGGAGTCAGAACACCCCCGTGCATTTGAAGTATTATCCGGAATGATAAAGAACATTTCGGATGTTAACGATAAACTGATGGACTTGAACAAAAAGAACAAGGACATTAAACAAGAACCCAAACAGATTGGACAAGAAGGTGGAACCACCAACAACAATGTGTTTATAGGTTCTACTGCTGACCTTCAGCGAATACTACGTGATGAGGAAAAAGTGATTGATGTTGAACCCAGCAGAGAAGAATAACTACCTCGGTAATCCCAACGTAAAGAAAGATGGGGTTGCAGAGGAGTGGACTGAGGAGTCGGTAAAAGAATACGCTAAGTGTATGAATGACCCAGCGTATTTTGCAAGAACCTACGTAAAGATTATATCACTTGATGACGGATTGGTTAACTTTAACTTGTATCCATATCAAGAGAATATGTTTAACCACTTTAACGATAATCGTTTCTGCGTAGTACTTGCTTGCCGTCAATCGGGAAAAAGTATTTCGTCTGTGGTTTACATTCTATGGTACGCGATATTTCATCCAGAAAAAACAATTGCAGTTCTTGCCAACAAAGGTGCAACTGCAAGGGAGATGTTAGGTCGTGTTACGCTCGCATTGGAAAACTTACCGTTCTTTTTACAGCCAGGTTGTAAAGCACTCAATAAAGGTAGTATTGAGTTTAGTAATAACTCTAGAATTATTGCAGCTGCCACCTCAGGCAGTTCTATTCGTGGTATGTCTGTCAACCTCCTGTTTCTTGATGAGTTCGCTTTTGTGGAAAGAGCAAATGAATTCTACACTTCCACATATCCTGTCGTGTCGGCTGGTCGAGAAACTAAAGTCATTATTACATCTACCGCCAACGGAATCGGAAACCCATTCGAGAAAATCTGGACAGGTGCAAAGCAAGGAGTAAATGATTTTAAACCATTTGAGGTCAACTGGCATGATGTGCCAGGCAGGGACGAAGAATGGAAACGACAGACAGTAGCGAACACATCACAACTTCAGTTCGATCAAGAATTTGGTAACACCTTCTTCGGAACAGGTGACACACTAATAAACGCAGAGACACTTCTATCTCTACGTGCATCTAACCCCATCGAATATCTAAATGGTGGGGACTTCCTAGTTTACGATAAACCACAACCACAACATGAATATCTCATGATGGTGGACGTAGCGAAAGGAAGAGGACAGGACTATTCTACGTTTAACGTAATCGACATTAGCGTGAAACCTTTTAAACAGGTCGCCGTCTATCGCAATAATTCTATATCGCCTGTGCTTTTTCCTAATATTATATATAAGTATGCGAATCTCTACAACGAAGCATATGTGGTAATCGAGTCAAATGATCAAGGTACGGTCGTATGTAATGGGTTGTATTATGATCTAGAATATGAGAACGTGTTTGTATCATCTGCGGTAAAGTCGGACTCCATTGGTATTGAGATGACCCGCAAGACTAAACGTCTAGGTTGTACTGCAATCAAGGATATTCTTGAGGAGAAGAAACTAGAGATCGTGGATGAGAATACCATCTTGGAGATATCTACCTTCGTAGGTAAAGGACAATCATACGAGGCGAGTGATGGTAACCATGATGACTTGATGATGAACCTAGTAATGTTTGGATACTTTGTATCAACACAGTTCTTTGCGGATATGACCGACATCAACCTAAAAGAGATGATGTTTGAGGAACAGATGAGACAGATAGAAAACGATGTTCCTCCAGCTGGATTTATCGATGATGGGACAGAATATATCGCGCATGAAGAGTCTCAGAGATTAGAGGGTGAGGATATTGAGGATTGGATGAACAGAACACATGGCACTGTAGGTGTAAGTGAATGGTAAAATACCCGAATGTATAAATAAAGGTATTGAAGAAAAAATCGTATAATGTACACTTATAATTCGCAAACCGAAAAAAGGAAAAAGTTATGGCAACATCAGCTTCTCCCGCAATTGTAGTCAAAGAGATTGATCTCACTGGTGTAGTACCCAGTGTAACGTCATCGACTGGCGCCTTTGTTGGGAATTTTCGTTGGGGGCCTGTACAAGAACGCACACTAGTAGCAGATGAATCTGGTCTAGTAAGCGTCTTCGCTGCACCCGACACAAGTAATGCCGTAGATTTTATATCTGCTGCAACATTCTTAAAATATTCAAACTCACTTTACGTTGTACGTGAAGCAACGGACTCTGCCGTTAATGCAAGTTCTTCTCATGTAGTAGGTATCGAAGATGTTGATAGTTCTGGTATGGCGATTCAAATTCGCAACCGTGATCATTTCGACACATTGAACCTAGGCGTAGTCGGAACATCGAACACTGGTTCTTTTGTCGCTAAGTACCCTGGCGAGTTAGGTAACGCATTAGCGGTCTCCTTCTGTCCTGCTGGCGATTCTGCTTTTGATCTTTGGGATTACAAAGGCGCATTCGACCAAGCTGCGGGAACTTCACCGTACTTGACAGCAATTAACGATTCATCAGAAAATGATGAAATGCACGTTGCTGTTGTCGATCGTACTGGTGCAATCTCTGGTACTAAAGGAACTGTTCTAGAAACATTCCCACACGTATCTACACTGAAAGGTGCTTCGACTCCAGATGGAACCCCGAACTACATCTCAGACGTTATCAACAATAAGTCTAACTACATTTGGAACGGTTACTTCGGTGACGATTCTGCATTTGGTGTAGCACACGATAACTTCGGAGATCTGATCGGAGAGACCGCTTCTGTCGATTCTGCTCAAGACTACGGTACCCCATTGGCCGGTTGGACAAACGCAAAAAGCGTTGTTAGTTTGGGTCGAGGAACAGATGGTTCTGATATCGGTACTGGCGAATACGCTACTGGTTTTGATCTGTTCGAAGACGTTGAAACTGTACAAGTTGACATGTTGATTGCTCCTGCTCACGCTAACAAGACTGACGGTAACACTGTTGTAAATGATCTTGTTGGAATTGCTAAAGGACGTAAAGATTGTGTTGTAACTACTTCCCCCGATAAGGCTTCGATTACAGGTACTACTCCTGTAACTAGCACTACTT